CTCATTATACGATTTATAAGATAGGATATTCAACGGGACCGTAACTCCCGGTTATCTGACAATAGCGAGTATCTTGTGTCAGCAAGTTTAGGATTGAATTTTCTATCTTATAAAAAGTTTTGGAGAGGATGCTCTAATGGTAGGGCAGCGGTCTGTAACACCGTGGCTTCGGCAAGTAGGTTCGATTCCTACCCTCTCCACCAAATTTTGCCCGTCAAGCATAAGTGGTATATGCGTCCGACTCATAATCGGGGGAAAGTTGGTTCGAATCCAATGGCGGGCACCAGAAAGTTATAATGCCCCATTAGCTCAGTGAATAGAGCAGCGTGCTTCTACCGCGCTTGTCGGGAGTTTGAATCTCTCATGGGGTGCCAAATTATTGGGGGTGTAATTCAATGGTAGAATAACTGGCTTTTAACCAGTCCACCGTGGTTCGATTCCACGTACCCCTACCAAAGTTTGCTTCTATAGTTCAAAGGTAGAACAGAGTCCTGATAAGACTCAGACGATGGATCGATACCATCTAGGAGCACCAAATAAAAATCGCCCCGAAGGGCGATGGGTATTAGAAGAAGTCTGGATATAAACCGTTGATACAAATTAAGTATCTTGGATTATTTCCCCAATCTGGAATTGTATTGTTTTTTGGACGTAAATCTGGGAGCTTAAAGTTATGAATACCGTCTCCCCCATAAACAGATCCGATAATAGAATATAATGCTTGATGATCGTTTATTGATAATGTTTGACCTTCGCAAAACATAAAATTGTTTGGGCAACGATAACCAGCGAACATTTTAATAACGCCAATAAATTCTTCCATAGTAACCTCAATGTTAAAAAAATGTATTTAGGCGATATAGTTTAGTGATAGAACAAGAGATTCATATCCTCTGAGCAGAAGTTTGATTCTTCTTATCGCCACCAAATAGTTATGGTTCCATAGTGTAGTGGTCTGCACGATGCCCTGTCAAGGCATAAGTCCGGGATCGTTCCCCGGTGGAACCGCCAATTTAGTTTAATATATAATAAATGCCTCTATAGTTTAACGGGAAAAACAAGGGATTTGTAACCCCTAGTTGTCGGGTCAGTTCCGACTGGAGGCTCCATTTTAAAAACTGTTAATTTATAAATACTTTATTTCGAGTATTGGATTAACAGTATGAATTATAGAAAAATATACGACAACATTATTGAAAATAGGTTAAAAACTCCGTTTGATGGATATACCGAAAAACATCATATAATTCCAAAAAGTATTGGTGGTAGCGATTTAAAAGAAAATTTAGTTTGTTTGAGTGCTAGAGAACATTTTGTTTGTCATTATCTCTTAACAAAGATGTTCCAACCAAAAACTAAAGAATTTTATTCGATGATTAAAGCGTTTTTAATAATGAGCGCAAACAGCGAATATCAAGATAGGTATTTTAATTCTAGATTATATGAAAGTTGTAGAACAAAATTTTCGCAAGCACAATCCTTTTACCAAAAAGGAAATAAAAATTCCCAATATGGGACTATGTGGATTGTTAATTTAGATTTAAGGTTAAATAAAAAGATAAAAAAAGAACAAGAAATACCAGAAGGATGGATAAAAGGATATGTAACAAATTTTGATGCGTATCTTGGAAAAATCAAGAAGGTAAAACGGGTCAAGAAAATAAAAAAAGAGAAAAAAGAAAAAGAGTTTTTTGATTATGTTGACTATTATACGAGATTATATAAAATATATAATGAATATGGTTTTGAATATTTGGTAGAAAATACAGGGTATGATAAATCCAAACAAAATTTTGTTATGAGGTGTGCTAAATATGTAAAAGATTTTGTTCCGCAGAATGGAAAACCTAGAGGAACAAATAAAAAAATTTAATTCCCACGTACTCTAATGGTAAGAGGTTTGACTGTTAATCAAATGTAATCGGTAAAACCGTATGCGTGTTCGAGTCGCGCCGTGGGAGCCAATTTTGGGGAATGGGACTGCTTGGGGTGGTCGCCTCGCTTGCACCGAGGATAACAGATCGGTTCGAATCCGATATTCTCCACCAATTTATCTCCGAGTAGCTCAATTTGGTAGAGCATTCCGTTTGGGGCGGAAAGGTTGCACGTTCGATTCGTGTCTCGGAGACCAATTTACTTTATAATAAGATACATTATGGACAAAGAAAAAGCGCAACAAATTCTAAATCTGGTAGAAAGAGCACTTAGTGAAGTAAGAAATGCTGCCTATAAAGAAAAATTTATCCTTGGTACTAAAAGAAAAGATATACTTTATTCGCAAGTATTAAATTTGTTAATTGAGAAGAAAAGAAGAACAGAAGGGTTTTTAGAACAATATAAAGAATAATATCTCACTAAGATAATGGTAGTCGTCGGGTCTCCAAAACCTTGAAGTCGGGGTTCGAATCCTCGGTGGGATGCCAATTTGTAATAGAGGAAAAACAATGTAGGTGAATTATGAAGCATACCATAAACATAAAAGAAGTTCAAACATATATAGAATCGTTAAGTCCCCAAACTAAAATTTATATTGGTGGCGATTCCGAACGATTCAAAATTAATGGTGTATGGTATGCTGATTATGCGACTGTAATTGTAGTCCATATTGATGGTAAACACGGTTGTAAAGTGTTTGGTGAAATCATAAGAGAAAGAGATTTCGATCAAAAGAAAGCAAAACCAAGAATGCGCCTGATGACCGAAGTATACAAAATTGCAGAACTATATCTTAAATTGAAAGATGTATTAGAAGATAGAGATGTAGAAGTTCATATTGATATTAATCCAGATGAGCACTATGGATCTTCTTGTGTTATATCAGAAGCTGTTGGATATATAAGAGGAATGTGCAATGTTATTCCATTAGTTAAACCCAATGCATGGGCGGCATCTACATGTGCAGATAGATTAAAATCATTAAAAGTAGCTTGAGGCAAATTATGAAGACATTTTTTAGATTTGAATTTGAAGAACAGACAGATGATAGGGATAATGTTCAAGAAATTAACATAAGATTTGAAGATGGAGAAGATTTCGATGAAACCTTGAAGAAAAGACTAAAAACATTTTTGACAGCAATTGGATCTAATTTAAAAGTAGAATAATGCAAAATGATATTATCAGTTCTCTTTTTGAGGACGAAGATTCTACGGGGTTCTTATCTATACTACCTACAAGTGTTATAGATATAGAACCCCAAAACAAAAGAAAGAACGAGAATCATTCTAAAGAAAGTAGTAGAGCAAACTATAGTCCATTTCCAAATGAAGTAGCTACTTTATGTTATGAGTTTTTTCTAAAGAATTCTACTTTAGTTTTTGATCCTTTTGCTGGATGGGGAGAACGAGCATTTCATGCAAAGAAAAATAAAATTAATTATATCGGATATGATATATCCAAAGTAGCTATTCAAAATGCTCTAAATATTTTCAACGTACAGAACCAATTAAAAGATTCATTCATTGCTGATATTCCAGAATTTGATGGGTTTATAACATGTCCTCCGTATTGGAACCTTGAGAAATATAACTCCGATGACGGTATTGATAGAATTAAAACATGGGATGAATTTTTAGTTAAGTATAATACTATTCTTTCTAGATGTTATGACAAAGCAAAACCTGATACTACATTTTGTATAATGGTTGGAGAATGGAGATCCAAAAGAATATATTATGACTTTGAATACGAAACTAGAAGAATATTCAAAGAACTTGGGGCTACTATAATCGATCAGATAATTGTTTCTAGAAAGAAAACTTCAAAGATAAAGATCATGCTTCCTCAATGTAAGAGACTGGGATATTCTGTTCGTGTTCATGAAACTTTATTAGTTTTTAGGAAAAATTAAAAATGGTTTACTCGATAGAAGCTACAATGAAAATTATTATAATGAGTTTGTTACTAGTTTCTTCGGCATTTGCAAAAGAGTATAAAGAGTTCCACGAAGAACCAAATGCTCTTTTTGATACTAAGAAGAATTTCGCCAAGATGGTTGTAGTCACCTGGGAAACTACTAAAAACGTTCAAAAACGATGCGACGAAGAGAGTAAGAGTAGAGGTTTGAGTGGATTTGATTATGAAGTAGAGGCATGTTCATTTTGGGGAACTAGATTCGGTGTTAATGTCTGTCACATCATTACAGAAAAAAAGACAACACTAGCAACTATAGGTCACGAAATGAGACATTGTTATCAAGGCAGTTGGCATAAATAATATTATAAATGGAGTGAAATATGAGTGGTATAGTAATTAAGAAGTGCGGTTGTAAAGGAAATCCATCACATGGTTCTGATTACCAAGATTCTAAATATGGTCAGGGTAATCGGGTTTGCAATGTCGATGTGAAGAAAACAGAAGCGGCTTGTACTATTTGTGGTAAGAATCACAAGCTATAAAATATTTTTATCTCTACATATAGTATAAATATAGGAAATAATTTGTTTTATTATATGTATGAGATAAAAAATCACATAAATGGAAAAATCTATGTGGGAGTCCATAAAACCAAAAATATAAATGATGGTTATATGGGTTCTGGGAAAGTTATATTGCAAGCGATTGATAAATATGGTGTAGAAAATTTTAGTAAAACAATACTAGAATATTTTGATTCTGAAATTGAAATGTTTTTTAGAGAAAAAGAAATTGTAAACGATGATTTCTTATTAAGAGAAGATGTTTACAATTTGAGAAAAGGTGGCATGGGTGGTTTTGATTATATAAATTCTTCCGGAATTTGTAAGTTTAAAGGTAAAACCCACTCTTCAGAAGCTAAACAAAAGATGGGACATCCCGAAAATAAATATGGTTTAGGTAATGATGGTGGCAGATTAAAAAGGATAGGACAAAAGAGAGAACAGATTATTTGTCCTCATTGCAAAAAACTTTGTAGTGTTAATATGTTTCCTAGATATCATGGAAACAATTGTAAAATGCGAGTGTAGTTTAATGGTAGAACTCCTGCCTTCCAAGCAGATAGTGTCAGTTCGATTCTGATCACTCGCTCCAATCATACCCGTCAAGCTTAAATCTGGTATAAGCATCCGACTCATAATCGGGAGATAGTGGGTTCGAATCCCTCGGCGGGTACAAATTTATTTTAATCTTATGAAATCTAAAGATAAAAAATGGGTCCGAGAAACTACATTTGAAAATCTATTAAATTTTTATAGATTTGGTCCATCAGATCATAGACTTCTAAGAGGAGAAAATGCGGAATATCTTCTCGTTGCTTTGAAAGAAAAACATAAAGAGTTTCTTGAGAAAAAGAATAATTCTAAATTGTAAAATTATTCAATTCCTACTTTTATAGATCCTTTCGGTTTTCCGGTATCTATACGAAAATCCTTTCTTCCATTAGGAAACTCGTCATCCAATTCTAATTTAGATGGATGAACTTTGACAGCAACTGGGGTATCACCATATCCAGTATCAGCATCTTTATGTGTAGTCACATATACATGAGGTTCTCCGGAAGATTGAAGTGTACCAGTTTTTCTAATATTATCTGCATTGTTTTTACTGGTATGATGATATACAGTAACAGTACCATCTTTATTTAATGGTAGTCCGGTTTCGTCGTGAATTTCTTCTGATATAAATTCTTTGAAAGATTTCATGGATTTTCCTTTTTATGAAACATCTGTAAATTGATTGTTTCGCTAGGTCCGTATTTCGATGTTGTAATTATTCCATCATAACCATCTTTGGCGATTGCCCTAGATAAATGGTGTTTTTTCTTTCCACCATATGCACCAGATAATTTCTTTTTCCATCCAACAGTAGGATCATTCTCATCGGATTTAATTACTAATGGATTTTTGAAATGAACGGTGCCTGTTTCATATTTTTCTGGTTGTTCTTTTGCCAATGTGTGTTCTGGTTTATCTATTGGAGTAACATAATGTCCTGCTGGTTCGATATCTTGGCCGAATCTTGTGCCAAAATTTGGAGCTTTTTCTTTATTTCTCAAATAATGAACTTGTGTAGGAATTCCGGTAGTTAATTTAGAACCTAGATAGTTGGTATCTACTTCATCGCCAACATATTTTTGTTCTGATATGAATTGTTTAAAAGAAAGCATAAAAAACCCCAGAAATAATAATATTTATAATCTGGGGTTTTTTGTTTATTATGCTACTTTGATTGGTATTTTCTTTTTCTCTCTATTTGTTTGTGATAGAGTTTTTGGTTGAGTAGTATAGTCATGATTTCTTCCGAGTGTATCTATTGATGATGCTACTCTATTTGGATGATTAACTTCCAGAACTCCGGTTCTTCCATGTTGATCCGCTTCTTCGTGTTTAATATCATTTACATCATGAAACATTTCACCATGTTCTACTTTTTCTCCAGGAGTAGCTGCTGTCGGACTATTTACAACAGCCGCACCGACTCTTCTTCCGAATCTGTCTTTGTTATTTCCAATATGTTTTGGATCATATTCTCTTGGATCAAATCTGGCATCGTGTTTATGACCGTGTAGAGGAACATTATAATCTTGATAATGTATTCTATGTGGTTTGCCATTTATTTCTTTTACAACATATCCGTGTCCATGAGGATGATGATATCTATCTTCACCTTCTGCTTGTGAATGTCCTTCTAAATGATCTCCTTCGTGTGGTTCGGCATGAAGATCATATCTTCTAACAGTTTTTATATTTTTAATTGTATCGTCTCTGAATTTTTGTGCGTTTGCAAGATCCGCTTTCTTTTCTGGAGTCAATTTTGATTTTCTTCCAGCAGTTTTTTGATATTTCAGTAAAAATCCTTGTCCTTCAGAATCGACAGCAGATCCAGATTTAGATCGTCCACCAACAATAACGTATTGATTTCTTGGATTATCACCAGAAGTGGCATTTCTTAATTCTCTTTCTCTAGTTCTGTTTGATGTTGTTAGTTTTCCGTTTTTATGAATTGGTCCGGTATCAGAAGCAATAGTATAGACATTATGTTCTGGATCATGAATTGTTGTTTGATGTTCTTTGCCATAATTAAAAAGCATCATGTGATGATGAGCAGAATCTTTTGTTTCATCGTCTGTTTTTATTTCGCCTTTTTTTATTTTATGTAATACATTATTTAAAGCGTCTTTACTTTCGTCGGTGACATTAGTTCTTACTGCAATCGACTCGCCTTTAGATTTTGCTTTTTTCGCATCTTCTATTGCATGGTGCGTTGCTAACAGATGATAATCTAAATGTGGAGAATGTCCTTCTCCATGTCCATGATCCGCGTCTGTTCTTCTAGAATCATGTTGAATTTGAGAATCCAAGTCTTGTTTAGCATAATTTTTTGTGAAATTATATGTGCCTTGTTGAGCTAAACACAATCCCTTTCTTTGTCCTTTCGCTCCTCCACACGCATCAGTTTGTTTTTTACAGGTACTTACCCACGATTCCTTATTACCATGTTGATGATAATTCCCGGATGCCATACCAGTAGCACCTAATGTATTTGATACTCTTCTTCCATTCCTATCAACAACTCCTTCTCCTTGAATTGTTGCTAGTTTTTTATTTGCAGTATATAATTTATCTTTCAATTTACCATGAAGTTTTTTCAATTGTCTCTCGTTAAGATTTACATTTACGTCATGCAATAGACCATGTGCGACAGCCAATCTTCTTGTAGCAGCTTCTATCTGAGATCTTTTTTCATCTTCTGATTTTGTAAAGTGATCTCTTATATGATCTTCTACCGAAGTCATTCTTTGCTGATCTTTTATTGGAAGATCGGTATCTTTTGACTTACCATATGCTTTATCTAAATTTGCTCTATTAGAATCTCTAGCTTTCCTAAGTTCAGTTTTTTTCAATTTTTCGGCATTAAAGTTTTTTAATTCTTTTTCTGTAGCTTTTTCTCCGGGGTCTTGTGGATCATCGTAATAAGCTTCGTCCAAATAGTCATAATACGACAACCACATAATTTCATCATTTATTATTGATTCGTCAAAAAATTGTTTAAATGTTAACATAGCACTTCCTATAATAGAAATAATTTATTAATATTTATATAGATAGGTTTTTACGGAACGAAAAAAAGAGTTGACTTTTTCTTGGATTTGGTATATTATAAATATTCTACCAGCCAAATTTGGTTGTTATGTTAGATAACTTTTTATTAAAAGTAATCTTAATCATCAAATAGTAAAGCAGCAATCCCGCTGTTCCAATAGGAGAAAAACGATGAAATTTAAATTTATTGCCATTTTGTTATTGCTATCTTGTTCGTTTGTTTCGATGGCTGAAACCTGTACTGCTTCTTGGTATGGTGATTCTTTTCAAGGCAGAAAAACTGCTTCTGGAAAACGCTTCAATACACATTCTTTTATGGCAGCACACAAACGCTTACCATTTGGAACTAAGGTTTTAGTAACAAATTTGTCCAATAATAGACGCACTGAAGTTATTATTTTGGATCGCGGTCCTTTTGTGCGAGGAAGATGTATCGATCTTTCTCAAGCAGCTAAAAATGCTATAGGAATGAGAGGGACTTCAAAAGTCTCCCTTGAAGTCATTAGATAATTATCTGTAATATTATTTACAGGATTTAAATAGTGACTTGAATGGATATCAATGGATTCCCTCATTCTGGGGGAATCCTCTTATTATAGAGGTGAATAGTGTCTCCAAAATTAGATGAAATGGAAAGGTTTTCTAAACGAATAATTGAATTAGTTAATGAAGATAATATTGGATATATCGATGCCATTACAGAACATTGCGAAAATATTGGATTGGAGATAGAAGTTGCGGCAAAGTTAATTACTCCATTTATAGTTTCAAAAATTTCTGAAGAAGCCATGAAGAATAATCTTATTGAAAAATTTCCAGTATTACCAATTTGAATATGTCAGCACTAGATGCTTATAAATTATATAATGCTTTAAAATTACATTTTAGTACAGAAGATTACGACTATTTCAAATATTCTGGTAGAACAAGATCTAAGTTTTTACCAGAAAACCAATTTCACACATTCGAAAAATTGTATAAAAAATATAATAATGATTTAGAAACTTTCTATGTTTCTAATTTCGTGGAAAATCCAAAGGCGTATGTATTTGATCTCTTGTCAGAAGAATCTAATGAACGATATATACACTTTTTGAAGAAAAATGAATCCTTGACTTATTTGTTTAAACAGGATACACTATCTCTGATAGATGGTAATGAAGACTTTAATTCGATCTTTATACCGTCCAAAGATCATCCAATATTGATGAAGGAAGTCTTAAAAGAAAGAGTCAATCTAGAAACTTTATTAATTTTAAACTCTATATTAAGATTCTTCCCAAATTGGAATAAGTCCATGAAGGATGATATCATATGGAAATCATTTAAACTTAAATGTATTAAGTATTTTCCATTTATGAAATTTGATAAAGATAAGATGAAAACTATTTTAAAAACGGAGGTAAAGAAGTTGAGCTAAATAAATTATATTATGTGTTTTTGGACTAGTTGTTAATACGTTGCTAATATATTGTTATACGAGGTAAATAAAAATGTCATCATTTTCAAATCTAAAACGTTCCAGTGGTTCTTCTCTAGAAAAGCTCTCTAAAGCTGCCGTAGCCATGAAGTCTTCTTCATATACTAACGACGAAGATAATTATTGGAAATGCGAACTGGATAAATCTTCTAATGGTTACGCAATCATTAGGTTTCTACCATCCCCTCCACAAGATGGAGACGATGGCCTTCCTTGGGTAAAATACTACGATCATGGATTCCAAGGTCCGGGTGGTTGGTATATCGAAAAATCGCTGACTTCAATTGGACAAGATGATCCTATGAGTCAATATAACACAGAATTATGGAACTCCGGTATCGAAGCAAACAAGGAACTTGCAAGAAAGCAAAAGCGAAGATTGCATTATGTTTCTAATGTTTATATCGTAAAAGATCCAAAGCATCCAGAAAACGAAGGAAAGGTTTTCCTATTTAAGTTTGGTAAGAAAATCTTTGAAAAAGTTACTCAAGCCATGAACCCTCAATTCGAGGATGATCAGGCAGTCGATCCTTTTGATTTCTGGAAAGGAGCAAACTTTAAACTAAAGATTCGTAAGGTTGATGGATATCAGAATTATGATCTTTCCGAATTTGATTCTGCCGCTCCTCTGTTTGAAGATGACGATAAGATGGAAGAAGTATGGAATAAGGAACATTCTCTAAAGGAACTTCTTGAGCCAAAGAATTTCAAAACTTATGCAGAACTAAAGGCTAAGTTGGATCGTGTTCTTGGTATCACATCAGCATCCGTTCCTCGTTCTTCTACAGTTGAAGCTGTTAAAGCTCAACGTATTGAGGAAAAGGAAAAGGAAGTTGAATCTGACTTTGTAGATATTCTTGAAGAAGATTCTGATTTGGATTATTTCAGTAAATTGCTTGATGATTAAAATGATTGGGGGGTGAAAGCCCCCCTTTTTATACTATTCTTATAACTGAATATTGAGCTTTTTGTAAAATCGATTCTTCGTTTCTAACACCCATCTGAATACCCATAGCTCCGGAACTTGATCCTGCTCTCTGATCACCGGATTTGAATCCGGGACTTCCACCACCAGAACCGCCACCGCCCCCAGCATTACCAACGGCAGCAGAACTTCCACCCCCAGAACTTACGCCACCGCCAGCAGAAGATTCACCACCAGAACCACCAGTCCCCATCATAGAAGAGAAGGATGATTGTAGACCATCTAGTGCTCCACCAATCATAGACCCACCTTCACTCATTAATGAAGAAGTACCCAATGCATCCCCAATACCAGAAACTCCCAATGATCCTAAAGTCGATCCGATTCCGCTATGATTTTCTTTAACTGCTTTGATATCATCCCCAATACCTTTAGAGGCAACTCCGCTATCGCCTCCACCTAAACCAAACATTCCACCAATACCACTAGCAACAGAACTTCCTATATTATAAAGTCCTTCTAGTGCAGAAGAACCTATATCTTTGGCAGCTTCTCCAAGACCTCTAACACCTTCCCCTATATCCGACATACTTCTAGGTTCAATTGGTGTTGATCGTCCTCCGCTCCCTGCTCCAGTTTTTGGGTCAAAAGTTTCCCCACGAGCTTGTCTCTTTAAATATTCTTCTTTGCCCATTCCGCCCATTGTTGGAAAACCTTCTTCTCGTTGAATACCTAAATTTTTATTCATCATTTCATCAAGAGAACCAGAACTACCACCTCCTCTTCCTGGATATTGACCAGTTCCTTCTCTAGATGCTGTTTGATTCGATCCTCCACCGAATCCTGTAACTCCGAGACTTCCTAAAATTCCACCAAGACCTCCGGTAGAATTTAATGCCCCGCCCATTAATCCACCGATAGCATCTCCAACTCCACCACCATTCATAACGCTACCAAATAATCCGGACATTGCTCCACCACTAGCTCTACCTATTAAACCTCCCAATGGTCCTCCAAAAGTGCTCCCTAGTAAGCCCCCAATACCTCCAAGATTTCCTCCACCATTCATCATGCCACCAACGCTACCTAGCATTCCTCCAATTTGTCCCAAAGATCCTCCACCAATACCATTGACTCCTAATGAACCCAACATTCTACCAACACCGCCAAGCATACTTCCGGGACTAGAACTACCATTCATCATGCCACCAACGCTACCTAGCATTCCTCCAATACCGCCCATACCCCGCATCATTCCGGAACCCATTCCCAACATTCCATTTACGGAATTTATTATGCTTCTAGTATCCCCACCTTTCATTCCAGCAATACCAGACATTACACTAGAAATTCCTCCTGACATTGTTCCGGCAGTAGAAAATATATTACCGAGAGAGCCAAATGGGTTATTTCGACCATCAAAACCTTGTGGAACTAAAGAAGAAGATGATAATAAATCCGATTTTTGTTGGCTTAGAGTTTGTTCTGTGACTGAATCTGCCCCCATCATCATTGGGAATTTACTTACATCAAAATCTCCAAATATACTTCCTTTATTTGATAATTTTGGTGAATTATAACCATATCCAATTTCTGGCGACCAGAAGTCATCCATTTGTTTAGATATAGATAGTGTGGGAGTATCTTTTGTATTCGAAGTAAAGTTTGATAATAGGTCGATCATCTTGTCATTAGATGATAAGTTATTTCCTCCTAGACCGCCAAGAACGGATGCCAATCCACCAAATCCACCCATTCCTTCTGCATCTGCTTCAGACTTTAATTTGGACATGGCTATATCTAATATAGTACTGCCGCCTTCGGGAGATGATGTTTGTTGTGTAGTCGATGCTGAACTTGGTTCTCTTATGGCTTTCTCAGAAGTTTCTTCCTCTTCCGATTCCTCTTCTCCATATTTTTCTCCTTCTTGAACTATCTTTTCGGACAATGCGTACTTTTGTGAAGTTTGAGCTTTTGTATATTTTGGTATAGTATCTTCCTTGATTGCGGTTTCTAAAGAATCCTTCTTAATTTTATTTGCATATTCGCCCCCTCTTAATCCAGTATCTCCTCGTTTTTCCAGATCTCCTGGTTCCAAATGCCACCATTCGATAGTACTACTTCCCTTTTTTCCCGTTTCTGGACCATATTCTCCACCCAGCATAGGTAAATTTAAATTATGTTTTTTTGCCAAATCAAACCATTTTTGTTTATCGTCTTTTGACATGGAATTCATTTCTTTCGTTCCCATGCCTTCGAACATCAGATCAGCAGCTTCTCCGCTTCCATGCATAGATCCATATGTAGAAGCAACTAATTGTCCCTTTTTAAGAGATTCTTGGGGAGTTCCGCTGGAATTTAATGCTTCTTTCTCTTTTCTTGTTGGTGGACGATATGCAGAAGTTACTTGTAGTTTTTTACCAAATTCTTTTTCGGCTTCTTGAGCAAAATTACTAAGATTGACTGCATAATCTGCGTTTATGTTTTTTAAATCTACTCCTTTATTAGCTACTCTAGAAGATAATTCTTTATATGCTTGAGAATATGATTCATCTCCATTTTGCATATTCGATTCTCTTGAAGCAGATGATTTCGTTGAATCTTTTTCGTCATCTCCTATGCCCGTCCATTTTTTTAACTTATCTATTCCTTTATCTACTAAAGAAGGTTCTTCGTTTTCATTTTTTTGATTTCTGTCAGGAATACCAGCCACAGCAGCATGTTGTCTATAACCAGATTTCCAAAAATCTAAAAATTCTTCAGCACCAAGAGCTTTTCTTCCGGGAACATTACTTGTAATATTTCTTTGTAGTTTTGCTGGTAATTGCGAAAATCCTCTTCCTTCTTTCGCATAGTTTACCAAATTTATTGCTCCTTGCGCTCCCTGTTGATGAGCTATGTATAACATTTCCGGAGTTGCTTCTATACCAGCCCTTTCTAATGAACTTTTATTATCTAATGATAATTTAGCTGCAGCCATAGCATTTGCTCTAGGATCGAATTCATTTCCTCGAATTCCATATAATTTTGCTGTACTTGGTATAAATTGATATAAACCAGCGGCCTTAGAACCTTTATTGAATGCTGTAGGATTTCCTTTAGATTCTATATGAGCCATTGTTCTCAAATAATTTTCATCCAATCCACTTTTTTCCGCAGTATCTTTTATTATAGAAGCAATTTCTGGTTTAAATTGAAATTTTCCCTGTTTTGTACCATATTCAACATCATCCCATCTTTTTATCGCTCCACTTCCAGGTTTTCCGGGTTCTCCCAACATAGGTCCGGATCTTGGGGTATCTGATGGTTCTGGTTTAAACATTTCCGGAACTTTCCAACCGGAACTTTCTTTTCCGGTTCCCGGAGCATTTGGGAAAAATCCTCCGATTCCTCCCGATATACTTCCAGAACCTAACTTCTCAGCAGCCCAACTTAATGCAGAAGAAACAGCTTTGAATCCAGCAACAGCCGCAACTAGTGTAGCAATTGCTGGAGCAAATTCTGCTATACCTGTTATTAGTCCTCCCATTTTGGGAATAAATCCCATAAGTGCTCCAACTAGACCTCCAATCCCACTAGATTCTTCTTGTTTGGTTTCTTTAATAGCAGTAACCATTTGCTTTTGAGAATCCTGAATTTGTTTTTGGAAATCTTGAGGTTTAGTCTGAATTTCCATTTGCCTTTCAGAATCTTCTTTTCGAGAAAAATTTAATTGTTGTGATAATACACCATAAATTCTATCTAACGAATTTATGACTTTTTCTTGATTTACTAATTCCGCTTGATTTTCTGTTTGGGAACCTGACGGAGCAGCATTAACATTGACCACAATTGATCGACTCTCTCCCTGTTCTTTACCACCAGAAGCACTCATTGCTTGTGGTAAATTAGCATTTGAAGTCTTTAATTGTCCTATCAATTGTGCAATTGATGTTCCTGTATCTGCCATGTTAGTTTCCTATCTTTGTAATTTACTTAACTTTTCGTTTTCTTCGGCTATATAATTTTCTAATTGGGAGACATACACTGCTCTCTCCCAAGGAATCATATCTTCTAGTTCACTAATACTATACTTGTGATGTTGAACTAATATAAAGTTAGTTTTATAATAGTTCTGTAAATTATCATGACAAAAAATCATTCGAAAAAATTTTCCAGACCCTCAATTGTGATCGTATGATCATACCCACATTTTGAACATTTTGTTTTAATTACTTTTTGTAATTTTGGCATTTGTTCAAAGAACTTTTGAATATGATTAAACTGATCTACATTGAGAGATTCAATAAAATCTACTAACTCTTCTTTTTTTGTTTCTTTAGCATAATAGAATTGATCATCGTCGTAAATGTATTCAATACAAGAAACAACAACATCAAAAGCGGCTTTTGTTGCCGATGTACTCATTCTCATTTTTTCTAATGCGGAATAATCAGGAAATTTCATTTTAACTCCAATAGTTGAAGTTAATGGAATCACATCTTTATAATCTTCGCTATCCAATTTAATATCCAAAACATTATAAGAAATATCTAATTTATTTTTACATACTTCTCCGGTTTCTTGATCAATTACATTTTCGCAACGATATTTTAGATCCACTTGTTCTCCGACAGATCGTGCTCTCAAGTTGATAAAAAAGAATTCAATATCAACAGCAGCTAAAGAATCTACATCAATTTCTGTGATACAACAATTCCTGATGATCTGTTTAATATTTTCATTAATAAATTCCGGATTATCAGATTCCAAGGCTAATAGTAAAATTTTCTGTTCTTTAACTGTAAACGGTTTAAATTTTACTTTAGTCTTGGATAAAGGTAATACTAAATCATAAACTGGTAGATTAATTTTTGGTAAACTCATATCATTTCCTTTCTATAAAAAAATTATTTATTTTAATATCATATCATTAAAATCCAAATGGATTCGGATATCCGCTTCCTGGAGTATAAACTATTGGTCTATATATTGGTTGAGGAGCAGTCACCTTCAATTCGGCTTCTAAATCTTTAAATGCCTGTGTAACCTCTGGAGGAGTTTTAATCCAATCCGAAAATTCTACATTAGTGGTTTTTCCGGTAGCATCTGTATACCCAACAGTATATTTTATCTCCATCAAATTTTCTTTCTGTATAACTGTTGGTGGTGGAGATTTTGGTAATTCTGGAACCTTGGTGTTATTCTTCAAAGCATCCATGATTTGATAAGATAAAGCTGGAGTTTTTATTTCCGACTGAACCTGTTTGGATTTGCTAATACCATTATATGTAAATGTAACATCGATTGTTAGTATTTGAGTCGCCGGGGGTTTTATTTCCGGAGGCTTTGATGGTGGTGGTGCTACTGGTCCAAATCCAGAATCATCAGAAATCTCTGGTGGCTTTGATGGTGGTGGTGCTACTGGTCCAAATCCAGAATCATCAGAAATCTCTGGTGGCTTTGATGGTGGTGGTACTACAGGTAATGGATCAGAAATCTCTGGTGGCTTTGATGGTGGTGGTACTACAGGTAATGGATCAGAAATCTCTGGTGGCTTTGATGGTGGTGGTACTACAGGTAATGGATCAGAAATCTCTGGCGGCTTTGGTGGCATGGCTGGTGCTGGTGTAGGTGCTATTGGAACAGTAATTACTGGTGGCATGGCTGGTGCTGGTGTAGGTGCTATTGGAACCGTAATTACTGGTGGTGCTACAGGTAAAACTCCACCAGTTCCATCTGGCGC